CACAAGCCCCACGGCCCCGAGACCGAAGAACCAGCGGAGATGTCGTTGCGCCGGACGTGCCACGGCGGGAGGTTGGCAATCGTGGCGGCGCTTTCTGTAACGCCGCGAAAATCGTGAAACACTTTCCGGCTTAAAGCCTGAAATGGGTCAGGTGTGGCGGGTAGGGTTCCGAGTGAAAAGGGTCAGGTGGCCGGAGTGTCGCCGGGGGCTGGCGAGGGTGTGGCGGGTGCCCGGCCGGGGCATGTTGGGCAGGGCTGGATAAGGGTCTGCCCGGCATAGGTGTCGCCCGATCCTACAGGTGCCCCCTTCAACTTCCAAGTGACGACGGCCGCCTGGGCGATCCGGGGAAAGGTCCGCTTACCCTGGGATGAACGTGTCGCCGGTGTACTGGGGTTTGGCTCCATGGTGCGTGCCGTGATAGCAGGTGAAAGCGATGTTCCGGATCTGGATACTGCCTGGGTCGGTGGGGGCATCTACCTCGATCCAGTCGGTGAACCACGATGGGTCATCAGGCTCGCCCGATCCGGGGCCGGTCCATTCGATCGACTGCTCATTGACGATCGAGCGGAGCGTACCGCCTTCTTCCTCCCAATCGGCCGGATAGAGCACCTCATCCGCCTCGATCTTGAAATAGCTGCCGGTGTGGGAGCTGGGGATCTGGAAACGATAGCGGAAAAGGGTCTTGGTGAGGCTGGAGGGGCATTCCGGCTCCAGATCCGCACTGCCGGCGCAGGAGTAGCTGGAAACAGCCAGCACGGCCGCGCAGCCACCGCTTTCCCAGTCCAGATCGGCGATCTTCGCATCCACCACCGCTCCCAGGGTAGCGAGTGTTTCGGGATCGGTGAAAGCGGCCTCGGTGTGGATGGTGCCGTTGACGAAGGTTTCGTCTGCCGTGTAGGTCGAGCCAGCCCATCCGGCCGTGAAGTCCGTGCGTGTGCCGAAGGCATCATCGCCCACCTCCCCATCGATCACTTCATCCGTGGTAGCCGAGTCGCAGTTCCCCTCTGCATCACGGGTGAAGAGGGTGGTGCTCCGCGTTGTCCACTCGCCGATGGGGGTCGAGGTTCGGGTGTAATGCTTGGTGATCACCCTCGATTTCCAGCGCTTGCAGTTGTCCGGGCAATCCGCGCCGGCGGGAGACATCACCACCCCGCAGGCATCGGCGCTGGCGGTCTTCACCTCGCAGATCAGCACGGGCGTAGGGCAGACCGGCATCTGGCAGCAGCCGCAGGCGGAAAGCCTGCTGTTCCATAGGTCGAGCGTATCGATCGGCGTCATCCTCGGGTGTAGGAAAGGGAGCCTGGGCAATGGAAGATCTGGAGATTGCCACAGCCAGCTGGTCGGAAAGCGCCGTTCAGCCAGTCTCCCAGATCCACATAAAGGGTGCCAGTGGGCGAGCTGGCGGTGGGCACCGTGTTTGAGGGCACCGTGGTACCACTGCCGATGGTGGCGGTGGTCACATCACCACCAGGGAGAAGCACGTCATCCTCCACCGTCGCAGTGAAGCCGATTTCCAGCCAGACGTGGGTGCCATCGGCTGGTTCAGAACCCACGGTGCCAATGGTTTCGTCATCCACGGTGACCGTTCCTTCTCCGCCCATCACGGTGCCGCCGCGCAGCTCGACACTGCCTTCGGACACGTAGGTATTCCCGAATGGGCAGTTGGCAGAGCCACCACCCTGAGCCGTGGCGGTCAGGAGAATTCCATCATCCTTCTCCTCGGAAAGCAGGCCTACACCCGCGATCGGACGGCCACGACGAATCCCACGGATCAGCTCATTGAGCAGCGCACCGGGGACCAGGTAGGCGCGGCCTGCCTCGTACTTCGGTTCCAGGGGTTCCTTAGCTTTCGGCATGGGTCAGAGGGACTTGGCGTAGACGTATTCGTAGCGCTCCCGGACCAGCCAAGCGGTTTGCAGGCCGGGGAGATTTTCCATGCCCACACCAGTGAAGATCCAGCCGTTCGGAGCGTGGTAGGTGTACTCGGTGAGGAAGTCCCAGAAGGTATCCGGCACCACCGGCTTCCAGTCGGTAGGGGGATTGATCTGCTGGGCCGTGTTTTTCGTGAGGAAATCAGCGTGGCCGGGAACTACGCTGCCGATCAGCACGTATTCGAGATCAGCGGTCACCTGGCTTTCGCGGGCGGCCACGTTCGCGTAAAGGGTGCTGCCGACTAGGATGTTCTGGCCCTGCTGGGTCGAACTGTTCGAATCATAGCGGACCTTGTAGCCACGCGCGGACAGCAGGCCCATGGAAACCACCTCGGCCACGAAGATCCCCTTCGCCTTGCACTTCGCCTGGCGGGAGACGATCCACATGTTCTTCCCGGAGATCTGGGCACCGCGCAGTAGGCGGCTGGCCAGGACGGCGTGGGGATCGTAGCCGGCGGAGTCATCGCGGATGACGTAGGTATCCCGCATGGAGTCCCAGCCGGTTTCAGCTTCCTGCGGGAGTCGGTCAGCCAGCACCACGTCGCCGTCTTCCAGTGCGGTGATGACGATGCTTTGAAACTTATCGGAAAAGGCCATGGGTGGGAGGGTCAGGTGGGGGCGAGGCCCAGATCGGCGAGGCGGGAGTTGGTTTCCTGGGTGGCCTTCAGCTGCTCGCGGGCGGTCTTTTCCAGGTTGGTCAGGCCCTTTTCGCGAGTGGAGTTCAGTGCTCCGGGGTTGGACTTGGCGGCGGCATCCATCGCCTCGCGGGCACGCTGGCGGGCGGCAGCGCCCAAGCGATCGGTGGAGTTCCGGGCCTTGAACCCCTCGAAGTCCCCTACCTTTGCCTTGTCGGCATCGCTCAGGCGGTTGAAGCGCTTTTGCAGCGTGTCATCGGCGGAAAAGAGTCGGGAAGCACGCGGGCCACGCTCGCGCTTGTTCGCCAGCTTCTCCTCAGCGGTGATCTGGCGGGCGGCGAGGGCGGCAGCCTGCTCAGCGGTTACCCCCTGCTTCTCCATGATCGAGAGTTTCAAGGCTTCTAGCTTTGCCTGGCGTTCCAGGGAGGAAGCCAGGGCATCGTTGCCGGCGGCCTTCGCCTCTAGGATCTTCAGCTCGGTCTGGAATCCAGACTGGGCAGCCTGCTTCGCAGCGGCGGCTTTGAAAACGGCTTCACCTTCTGTCTCTGCGGCTTTCACCGCCCGCTCAGCCTGATCAGCGGACTTTTGCTGTTCTTCGGCAGCCTGCTTGAGGGCGGATGCCACTCGATCGGCTTCACGGCCCTGAGCTCGAAGGGCTTCGATCTGATATTGCGCCTCAGCCCTTGTCTTTCCGGCCGCAGCTTCAGCGGCAGCGGTTTTGGCGTCGAGATTTGCCTGGATGGCTTTGCGTTCAGCCTCGGCAGCTTCCCTTACTGCATTTTTGTAGGCGGGTGTGGTCTTGTCCTGAGATCCAAAGGCATCCCGTTTCCCGACTGCGGCACTGCGTTCATCATCGGCCTGAGTCGCCATCCGCGTCGCCAATTGAGCTCGCTCTTTGAGGGTCTGCTTCGTCTCTTCCAGCGTCTGCTTGGCCTTCTGAAGGTCGGCTTCGTATTGACCCATGGAGCCACTGGCCACGGCTTGATTGCGGGCGAGATCCGCGTTGGCAGCCGCCGCCGATCGATTGGCAGCTTCTTCCTGGGCAAGTCGGCGGCGGGCAGCGGTCTCATCCTCGATCACGGCGATCTGGCGGCGCTGGGCTTCCGTCTGCTCGTCAATGAACTTGGCCTTGCGCTTCCCTTCCAGTTCACCGGCATAGATCGCCAGGCTCCGTTCTGCACGAGCGGCTTCCTTCATTGCCTCACCCCAATCGGTGAAAGCGCGGGTCAGCTTCTCTCCGACCAGTCCGGACAATGCGCCAGCGGCCGCACCGAAGGGCCCACCGAGAGCGAAGCCTTGAGCGGCTCCGTTCAGAGTTGCTTCTGCCGTGGCGATGGACTTCCCGGCCTTGATGAAGGATTCCGAAAGCTGGTCATCGTAGCCTTTGGCATCCTGACCCACCTGGGTGAAAATCGGGCCGAGCTTCCCCAACGCACCGGCGAGATCGCGGACCACTTGAGCCCGCTGGATGTTGAGCATTTGATCGAGCTTGCCACTCGATTGACCGGCCTCATTGCCGATCTGCTTGATGGCTTCCGCCTGTTCCTTCAGGCCCCGCGCCTGTTCCTGCAGTTGGGCAATCTTGTCGAACGTGCCCTTCAGCGGGTTTTCTGCGGCAGCGCCGCCGTTTCCGGTGGAGGTCGCCCTAGAAACGGCAGCAAGTTGCTTGGTCAGGGCGATGGCATCCTTGATCCCGGTGACATACTCCTGGTTGTCGAGTCCAACGCTGAACTTCAGGTCACTCATGGGGTCACGTTGAAATGGGTGGTGAGGTAGTCCCGGGCGGTCTTCCGCGCCTCACAGGCCGCGAGGTCGCCGGGGGTGGGCTGGCTGTCATCGCCATGGCGCTGGCGCAGCGCTGGCAGCAGGGCGAAGATGGCGGTGATCGGCAGCACCCAGACCACTTGGCGAAGGGTGTAGGGGTATTCCGCCATCATGCGCTCGATCAGGGTGAGGGTCCATCCGGCCTGACTGCCCTTTCGCTTTACGAAGGACTCTGCCCGGCCGGGAACTTTTTTCCCGGCGTGTCGCCCTCTGCGCCTCCGGCGAGCTGTTTCAGGCGGGCCATCTCAGACTCGAACCACTGCTCGATCGCCAGGGATTCCTCGGCGGGGCGGGCGGCGGCTTCCAGCATGCCGGCGCGGATGTCGACCAGATCCCCGGTCAGGTAGCTGGCCAGGGCACGCTCCGGCTGGGAAACGGTGAAGACCAGCAGCGCCTTGTCGGCGAACTCGCTGGCCCCGGTCAGGGCCACTCCATGGCGCTCGCTTTCCTCCACCGCCCACAGCGTGCCGATCGTGATCGGCGGTCGCAGTGGGTGGGGCGGCATGGAGGCGAAGGCCACGGCCTCCCGCGCGGCGGGCAGGCAGCCACGGGCGTCTGCTGCCTTCCGGGCCCGCATCCCGGCGATGGTCTCGTGCCAGGAAACTTCCTGGGCAGACATCGTCGGGCGCGGATCCGGCAGTGGCGGGAAGGGAGTGGGGTCCATGGGGGCGTGTCCTCAGTCGCGCGGGGCTTAGCTGATCGGCGTGGTGGTGCCGCTGAGATCCACCGAGAAGGCCGGGTTAGTGCCTTCCACATCCATGCTGTCCCAGTAGGCCGCCTTGATGGAAAGCATGCGGCTGCCCTTGTTGGTCCAGCCGGGCTTCACCGAAAGGATGCGGCCGGTCACACCCGCCAGCGGGAAGGTGATGGACTGGCCCAGCTCGGGCGGCGTCACGGCATCCGTGAAGACGGTTTCCAGATCCAGGGCGAACTTGGGATTGGCGATGATCAGGGCCAGCAGGCCGCCGGTGCCCTTCTCGATCTCGATCTCGTTGCCGCTGCGATCGAGGTCGCACTTCATGATCTCACCGAAGACGGTGCCGAGCATGCAGGTGCCGAAGACGACGTCTTCATCACCGATCAGGACATGGTTGGGGATATTGGTATTGAAGCTCATGATGGAGTCAGGTGGTTGGTTTCAGAGGGTGAGGTAGGATCAGTCGAGAAGGGCGTAGACCAGGATGAAGATGTCCACCGAATCACCATCGGAGATGATCTTCGGTAGGACGTTGTTGGATGGGAGAAACTGCGACTGAACTGCATTCGGCCCGGAGAGGGTCAGCAGGGTTCCCGCTGGCAGCTCCATGGTCCAGTCGATGTCTGGATGGACCAGCTGGACGATGCCGCCCTCCACATACATGATCAGCGTCTGCGGATTGTAGGCGGAGACCGTCGCTCCATTGACGTCCTTGCCACCCCCGCCTTCCCAGGTGACGTTTCCGGTGAGGGAGTGCAGGGTGTTCTGGAGAAGATTGTATTCCACCTGGGCCCCGATGGCACCGAGGTGGATCTTCACCGCATAGGCGATGCTGGCCTCCGGGAAACGCTGGGTCAGATCGAAGCCGATCTTCGCCGTGCTGCCGAGCTGGTTCTGGATCACTCCCGGAGTGGTCAGGGTGGCGATGGTCTGGGCAGTGACGCGGAATTGAGTGCCTTTGAGATTCATAGGGAAAAAGGGTCAGGAAAACGTGCAGGGGGTATTGATCGGCTCATCCAGGGCGAGGATGCAGCGGTGGGTCAGGGTGATCTGGCGGGTGGGCAGATTCTCCACCACCAACCAGGCTCCGGAGACGTAGCGGAAGCCATCGCAGTGGAGATCCTGATGGTCACCGGAGAAGCCACGGATCCAGCGGGAAACCTTTGACTTCAGAGTCATCAGCGGATCGCGACCGTTTGCCTTCACGCGATGGGCATCCGCGCCGGGATTGACGGCCAGACCACGTGCCGCCTGAATGGTGGCGGCGAGGGACCAGTAGACGATGCCGGGGCTGGTGGTTTCATCCACGGCCTCATCCCCGGCCCAGTTCAGGATCACGCGCCAGGACTTCGGGGCTTCACCCGCCAGGATCTCCAGAACGTGATCCGGATCCGTGGCCACTTCCAAACGGCCGCCGGCGGCTTCCACCTGGGGGCGGAGTCCGTCTTCAAGGGCCGTGAGGAATGCAGCGGAGTCCATGACTTAGGCGGCGGTGATGTCGGCGACGGCAGCCTGGACGGCGGCGAGGAACTTTTCGGCCTTGGCGAGGTCGAAGTGCTCGGTGGTCTGGGCCGTGTCGGCGGAGGGGCGGATGGCCTCGATCAGGGGCGGGCAGAGCTTGGTGGCCTGCTGGATCGAGTTGATGACCTGAAGCAGTGGCGAGCGGAGATCCGCCACCTGCTGGCGGAGGATCAGGTTTTCCCGGGGTGGGGCGAAGGTGGCATCCAGCGGGATGACGGGTGCGGCGGGCTGAGGTGGGGCGATGACATCCACCACACGGCTCCGGAGCTCCCGGCCGGAAAGGGTCACACCAGAGGTGATCGGCTCCGGCTGGCGCTCCTTGGAGGGGGCGGAGGTTTCCAGCGGTGTGGCGGTCTGGATCGGATTCGCCTCGCGCTGCTTCGGCTCGCGCGGGGCCTCGGCTGGATCAGCGGACTTGATCTGCATCGGGATCGGGGCACCACCGAGGGCGGCGGCGAGCTTTTCAGGATCCGGGGTCAGCGGCGGCACACCGGACGGGAGTTCGCCGGACTTCGGCGTGGGGCTGGCGGAGGGCGTTTCTGAGGTCTTGGTATTCATTGGAACTTGGCAGTTGGAACTTGGATCTTCAGGCGAGAAGAGAACCAGTGGAGCTGGTGGTGATGGCGGGTTCCGTCACGGCGGTGACAGAGGGCTTGGTGCGGTTGATCTCCGGGGTGAGGGGTTCTTCCCCATTGGCGATCTTCGTGAGCTTTTCACGGAAGGTAGCGGCCTGTTTCGCCCAGGGATTCTGGGCTTCCGGAGTGCCCCGGCGGGCGTAGAGTTTTTCCAGGGAAAAGACCTTGGCGGCCTGTTTCACCAGGGCGGGGATGGGATCGGAAAAGGGGGTGGTGAAACGCTGGCCCAGGGTGCCGTCGATCTCGGTGGCCACACTCTCTGCCACCTTGTCCCAGAGGCCCCCGTCTGCCTCGCCATCGTTGTCGTCATCCAGGGCTTCCACCAGGAACGCCGGAGGGATATCGGCTTCGATTTCGGACTGGAAGACGTAGGGCATGGGAGAGGTTCAGGCTTTGGAAAGAAAAGGCCCGGCGTGGAACTCCGCCGCCGGGCCTTTGGGAATCTCAGTTCAGTTCACTCAGGATCAGGCGGCATCGGCACCGGTGGAACCCCAGGCGAGCTGTGGCAGGCCGTATCCGGCATTGTAGCGGCCGTAAGCCTGGAAGAGGAACTCGTCGTTCAGGAGAACGTAGGAGTCATCCAGACGGGTGAGGCTCTGGAGCTTCACCGGCACTTCATCCTGGAGGATGATGGAGCGGAATGGCAGACCGGCTTCCATGAGGAACCACTTCGGCGAGTCGCCCAGGCGGTTGAAGACCACCAGCTCGGCGGTGTCCTGCTGGATGTTGGTTCCACCAGTGGTGACGGTGCCAGCCTTCAGGATCTGCTTGGCGGTGTCCTCATAGGCCGGGGAGACCACGAGCTGGAGCTTGCGGCCGAGGCCCATCGGGCGACCAGCTCCGTTCTTGAGTGCTTTGAAGGCCGCCTTCGCATCGGAGTAGGTGTTCGCCGCCAGCTTCTTGGTGCCCTTGTTGGTGAAGACACCGGCCTTGCTGTCATCCGGATTGTGCTTCTTGTCAGTGTCGAAGAAGTTCTTTCCGGTGTAGTCCTTCTGGGTGAAGCCGTTCAGGAGAAGATCGGCGATCAGTTCATCCGGATGCTCGGCAGCGGCCACGCCGATGGAGGCCATCAGCGGATTGTAGAAGCCGAGGTTGTCACGCTCGATGTCTTCCTTCTTGAGGCCCAGGGTATCATGCCACTTTTTGTTGGCGATCTGCCACTTGGTGGCACCGGCGTTGGCGATGTCCGCCTTGCCGATGAACTCGCGCATGCCAGGCAGCGCGGCCAGCCAGTGGTAGATCTCCACGGCAGAGTTGGAGCGGACCCGCATCGAGATTGAATCGCTCTGCGGAGTGGCACCCTGCATGGCATCCACGAAGACGACGCGGAGCGACTGATAGAGGGCGGTGAGGTTGGCGGCGTTGATTTGCATGGCAGCTGTTAGTTAAAGGAAAATGGTCGGACAGTGATGGGGTGAGGGCTCAGTTGATGATGCCGCCCGCCTTCAGGTTGGTGACCAGGGCGCGGAGGTCATCGCCGATCTTTTCCGTCTCGGCGGCGAGGTTCGCCAGGGAGGCAGAGGCGGCGGCAGCGGTGCCATCCGTGGAGGCCAGCGTGGGGGCCACGGCGGCGGGTGGGATGGTGCGGGTGGTGTCGACCCAGACGCCCACGGAATCGACCTCGATCACCAGACCGGCGACGATGCTGTTCGTGCCGGCAGCGCTCTGCACCTTGGTGGAATTTTCGATGAAACACGGGCGGTTGACGTGGGCGGCGGTGAGGGCGGCGGTGCCGTTGTCGTAGCGGAAGACGCCGCGCTTGATCAGCACGGTGACATCGCCAGCACTGCCGGAAGCATTGTTGGCATCCGCCTCGGCACGGCCGATCACGCGGAGGCCAGCGGTATCGGCAGCAGGGACCACGTTGCCGGCGGAATTGCGGGCGACCAGTTCACCGGCCTGGATCGTCGTGGCGGCGGCGAGGCCGAGGGTGACGTAGGAATTGGAAGGACGTTCGGGGGCGTTGAAGCTCATGTCAGTGGAGAGATGAAGTTAGAGATCAGGGTGGGACGGCGGCGGATCAGGCGGGGTTCAGTTCGCGGAAGCGCTTCTCGGAAACGCCGAGGAGTTCACAGGCGGTCTTCTCTTCCGCAGAGAGGGCTTTGATGCCGGCACCTTCCACGGTGTCACCGGTCTTCCCGACCAACGGCACGCTGCCAGGCGTGATGCCATCCACCAGGGTGCGGAGGGTGGAAAGTGGCAGGGCCTCGATCGCCTCGGCGCTGAGCGGGATGATCTTTCCGGCGGCAGTGGCACCGTCGAGAATCTGGCGGCGCTCGATCGCATCCAGACGCACATCCGCAGACATGGGAGTGGCGGGGGTCTCGGTTTCCACCTCGGTGGTGGTAGCGGTGAGCTTGGCGGTGATTTCCTCATCCGTCGCAGTGTCAGGAAGGCCGAGGAGTTTCAGGAGGGCGGTTTTGTAATCCATGGTGTTAGATGAGGGTGTGGAGTTGGTGTGAAGATCCGATGAAAGGGCTTTGATCGATCCGAGCAGCCCCGCATCCGCCGAGAAGGCATGCAGGCCCGCGATCTGGCCGCTGCGCGTGAGGGCCACGGAATGCAGGGCGATGACCTCACCCTTTTCATTCCGGATGACGGTCGGGGAGATGTCCGGATAGTGGCGGCCGGAGTAGTAGTGGCTTCCTTCCGGAGTCCAGTAACGCGGGGTGAACCAGAGACCCACGCCAGGCTCCACGGAAAGCGCACCCATCGCCGCGATCGGCGCGGGCAGCTTTGACTTCACCGGCTTGCCCTCGGCATCCACTTCGTACGTGTTGTGCTCGAAGTCCAGGGCCACTTCTTCGCGGCCGATCTTGAGTTGGTTCGCAGCCAGGCAGGCGGCGGTCTGTTCATTGACGATCACTGCAGAGCCATCCAGGGCGGTATCCTCTCCCCACTTGGCGATCAGGATCCGGGGAGGCAGTGGCAGGCGATCTTCTGCCGACCCATCCGCGCTGCCAGCCGCTGCCAAGGCCATCGGCACGCGAACGGCAGCGGGCTTGAGCGGTGACTTGGCAGCGACGGCAGGCATGAGGCCGCCACCATAGGAATCCTTTTCACCTTCGCCTCTTCATCGGGGGGGATGGGGGCGATGGGGGGAAAAGTCCGCTGATTACTTCAGCTTCAGTTCCACAACCCGCACCACCATGACAATGGCGGGCTGGGTGAGTTTTCCCGTGGAAGTGAAGGGAAAGAACGGCCGCGCTGGAACATTGGATCCCGGATGCTTCACGCTCTTCCGTGGGCCGAAGGGAGTCTTCAGCGCCTTGGCATTCTTCGCTCGAATGATATGCGGGCGGGTCTTTCCACCGAGCTGGTGGATGGCGGCGTACTTCCGATCAGAGCCCACCACCACCTCGGCCTCGCTGGCGCGGACCATGAAGGGAGACTTCGCCAGGGTGCCGCTTTTCCGCAGCGTGGCAGGCGTGCCATCCGCCTTGTCCTTCCACGGCGACGGGCGCAGCGAGGGATCATTGATGGCCCGCTTCGTGATGCTCACCAGCCCGAGACCGATTGCCTGGTGAATTCCGCGCTTGTCCGAGGCCGCGCGGAACTTCGCCTCCAGAGCGGGGCTGATCTGATCGGTGACCTGGCGAAGGCGGGCTTGCATGGGATCTCAGTGGGATGACTCTAGCAGCATCGCCACGCGGTTGGCGAGATCAGGTTCAGCGGGCAGGCGATCGATCATCGCCCGATATCCGTGGATGATGGTGCCGTGGTCCCGCTGCATCGCCTCACCGATCTCCTGATAGGTGTAGTGGTAGCGGCTCCGCAGGACATACATCACCGCCTGGCGGGCCTCTGCGATGTTTCCCTGGCGCGTGGTATGGAAGATCCGGGCCGGGACCACGCCCCACACCGGCCCAGCCGCAGCCGCTAGACGATCGGCCTGCTCTTTGCAAGGCACGGGGCGCACCTGCATCGCCTCATCCAGGGCTGCCAGCTCAGACCGCAGCACGGCCTGGCGGGTCTTCAGCTCATCCAGCAGGACCGGAGTTGGAATGGTGGAAAGATCGATCATTTCACTGAGCCGTCAGGCCGTGACAGGCTGGGAGCGTGCGCAGTTGGAGGAAACCGGAAGTCAGCCGATCCAGCGGACTGACCATGTCCAGGCATTCCCGCCGGGCATATCCGGCCGTAGTGCGGACATCGGTATGGCCCATCGCTTCCTGCACGCGACGGATGTTCTGCCCGCCATCCAGCAGGTGGGTGCAGAAGGAATGGCGGAGGCAATGCGGCGTCACCTTCCCTTCTACTCCCGCCAGTTCAGCGGCCTTCTTGACGGCACGCATCCGACCCGCACTAGTAGCCTTGTTACGTTTTGGGGTATCAGTCATTTTCTTGCTTCGTTGATGTTTCCTCGTCGCGGGCCGGATGGCCTTGGACGTTCACTCGATCGCCCCTTCTGGCAGCGGCTCGTCTTTCAGAGGGAGGATTTTCACGATCTTGAAGGCCCCGGCATCGGGCGTGTCACGGAAGTAGGACTCAAGAATTGAGGTCGAGGGGACATGCACGCCGCCACGTTGCTCCTGGCGATAGGCCAGCTCATCCTGGATGATGCGGGCTCCCATTTCCGCCAGCCACATTTCCCGGGTGGTGGAAACCACGTCCACCGCTCCGGTGATCGGGTTCCAGAGATACTCGGTGAAGTCAGTCTTGAACTGGATGGAATCGTGCTCTCGGCTCATAGCTTTTGGAGGGTGCGAAGGATGAAATCGAAGTACTCGGGATCCTTCTGATAGAAGGCCAGCGGGGTGCGATGTAGCCGCTCGATTCCCATAGTCAAGATCTCGGTGGCCCCTGAACCGTAGTCCTTGCCGCAGTAGTGCTCGCCGCCGCGCAAGAACCACTCATCCTCCCAGGCGCGTTCATCGGCCGCGTAGTTGGGATTTCCGGTCAGGCGTCGCAACGCTTTCGTGGGTTCGCCCTTGGAGCGATTCATCAGGAACGCACGCGCGGCCTTCAGGACATCGTGCGTCTGCTGCTCGGTGGCGTGAGTGATCTCGTGCGCGATGGTGACCGAATTGGTGGTCTTCTTGATGTGGATGGTGCCGAGCTGATGATAGGCGCGATCTCCCTTCAGCGTGGCCACCTTCACCGATGGCAGCAGATCCTTGTGCGTGTATTGCTCCACCAGCCGGGCCCCAACCTCGGCGGCGCGGACCGTGGCCGGGTGTGTGGTGCGGATCCTGCCCTTGTAGGGCTTTGCCTCGGCAGTGAGTGTCACGCTGCCCCGCTCCGCCTGGGGAATGATCACCTCCTGGCGGGCGATGTCTTCCAAACGGGCAAGCTCCTTTCGGGCCTCTTCCAGTGCCGCCTTCGCGGCCGTATCCCTGGCCACGAGCTCCTGATAGGACAAGCCCATGGAGTTCGATCGGATCTGCGTCAGCTCGGACGCCGCCAGCTTCTCGGCATACTGAGCCTTGGCGAGGTCCGGAACCAGGCTATCGAAGGTGGCATGGATAGCATCCACCGTGCGCGGCACCACCACGGCCGGAGCTGGGCCGGTGGGTGGCAGGGGCTTGGCCGGCGCAGCGCCGAAAGCCTCCGCCACCGTGACGCCTGGCTCGATCTCGGTGGCCGCCGCCCATTTCCGGAAGGTGTCTGCCACCGGAGCATCGTAGCGATCCAGGACATCGTCAAAGGATAGGGCCAGATCATCCGGGCGAAACTCGTAGCCGCGCCCGGTCTTCTGGCGTGGCGTGCGCAGATCGAGCTTTCCGGTACCACCCGGAAGGATGAACTCCCCACGCTCGGCCAGATCGAGCATCGGCCCCTCGATCACATCCTGGACCTCGGGCGGCTTTGCCCGCTGATCATAGCGGATCTCATCCACCTCATCCGCCATCATCGGCACCTTGTCGCAACGGCAGCCATGCTCCCAGGGCGGTGTGTGGGTGTACCAGAAAACGGACGTGGTCGGGAAAATCTTCTTGTTTAGAGCGGCGTGTGCGGGCCGCACGCGGTTGTCTTCCGAACTGAGATACATGCAGTAGGTGAAGACGTCTGCCTGGCTCATGATCGCCCGGTGATTGGTCACCGAATAGGCGGCCCAGCCATTGTTCCGCAGGATCAGCTCGGCACGACGGGCAGCGGCCGTCACTTGCTTCGCCCGTTCTTCCGGATCTGTGGCGGTGATGATCCAGGGCGAGATCTCATCCAGGATGCTTTCCTTCAGTTCATCAAAGTCTCCCCCCACCGGCAGCGTGGCCGCCAGATCTCGCACCCGCTGAAGGGTGGAAAGACACTCCACCCCCGTGACCGTGAAGGCCCGCTGCTGAAGCTCTGGCAGCAGCTTGTCGAAGATCGAGCGGGTGACCACCGGCTTTCCAGCCAGGACAGCAGCAGCCTCGGTGTGGGGAGTTGGATTGGTGAGAAGCATGGGTAAAAGTTAGATGTAATAAAACGACGGGTGTCGTTGAATCAGTGGTTCGGCAGAGACTTCTTCGCGTTCTTCGTCTGCCACTTGAGCACATCATTTCGGATCAGTTCGTCGGTTTTCGGTAGGTAGGTGTAGCTTTCGCCGTTGTATTTGATCCCGCCGTAATGGCGAGCGATGGACAGTTGAGTCATGCTCACGTTCGTCATTCCGTAGGGCGTCTTCCGGTGGAGCGGGCATCCGTCCAAGCCGAACAAGCCAGTGGTGCGCAACCCGCTATCACTCGCTTCGTCGTCGTTTTCTTGTGGTTCAGTCATTTTCAGTGGTCAGTTAGTTTTTCGTCGGCGGGTGGCACACTTTGGGCGTTCTGCCCAAGAGCCTTGCTGAGTGCGTTCCTGACTTTTTCAGCATCCAGTCTGCAAACTATCTCGCCAGTCATCCCGCTCTGGAACCAGTCGCGATCCGCGAGGTGGATCAGGCAATCCAGCAGGTCGGGAGCGGCGGCGATCAGGCAGGCGTTCGCTTTGGATTCTCCCTCCACTGGCCCAACGCACGACGAACAGTCTGCGATCCCGACCGCCTCCCCGGCAGCATCAAGTTGGATAACGTCTGTCGATATGTCAGGGTCCACGAGCCATGGCCCAGGCGTGTGATTGGTTTTCATGTTATTGGGTTAGTGCGTATTCGGATATTTTTCAGAGGCAAAACCATGCGCGGCTGGCAACCCCGAGGGCTGTCCATCTCCTGCGTGCTTTTCGGACGCTGGCTCCAGCCCTCTGGTTGCCAGCGCTGGGTCGTTCTCGCTTTCGATCGATGCTGCCAGTGCTGGCAGATTCTCCGCGCACTTGGGATGGAGGCATGATTCACAGATCAGGCAGGGGCCGCTGTGACGCTCAAGGCATGAGGGGCAGATCATGATTCAGGCGGTGGTTAGTTCGGCCAGCTTGGCGGTGGCGGTCTTCAGCTGGGATTCCCAGGCGAGGATCAGGGCACCGATGCGGACCTTGGAGACGTGGTTTTGCTCGGCATCGCGATGCTTCTTCATCGCGGCGAGGCGCTCTTTGATCTGAAGGACTTTTCCCCGCGCGGCGGCGAGCTCCACCGCAGGATCAGGGGCGAGAATAGTGTGCATGTGGGCCACCTTAGTCAGCGAGGTAGAGGCTTCCGCAGGCGGCACACTTCTTTCCATTCGACACATCGGCCTGGTGGCACGATGGGCAGCGGACGGTATCAGCTTCCGGACTTGGGAGACCGGCAAGAGGTGTGGAGGCATAGACCGGCTTGTTCATTTCCAAGGTCATTTTTGGAGGTTGGGTGTGGACGTAGTAGGATCCGTCACTGTTGGATTCATACTCCCACTCCAATGCTTGGAGCTTGGAGAGTTGGCCGAGGATCGTGAAAGCAGTGGCGGCGGAATCCGTGGCGAAGTAATAACTTCCGATCATCAGCACACATTTGCGCTTCGCCTGGGCGTGCTTCGTTTTCTTAGGTTCTCGTGGCATGGCTTCTTAATTGGAACTTGGTGGTTGGCACTTGGAATTTCACAGATGCACGTCGAGCACCGCCTTGACCTCCACCAGCCCCTTGACCGTGGCCCAGTCCCTGGCGGCGGGCATGATGTCTTCCAGGCGGCGGGGCCGCAGATAGTGAGGCGTACGGCGGGGCCGTGTGCGCTCGCCCAGGGCGAAAGCGCGTTCCTGAAGCCAGACCTTGTAGGCATAGCCCTCGCGATCGCTGGGATACTCAGCGAAGGCGGCGCGGATCCGGGCCCGGACCTGCTTACGGGTTTCTCCCTGGCTGCTGATCAGAGCGGTGGCGATCAGGGCGCGGGCCGTGGTCCGCCAGTTGATCCGTGGAGCGGTGTCGATCATGACTGCGGCGTTTTGAGTTCGACGTTGAAGAAGTTGAGGCGGCCCGACATCGGCTGGAAGGGCACCAGGCGCGGATTCTTCAGCACAAAGCCGTAGTCTCCGAAGAACCAGGGGGAAGCATCCCGGTCGACACAGTCCACGATCTCGACGGTGCCCACGATGCCGCCGCGTTCCAGATCCTCGAAGGCTGGCAGCGTGACTCCCTGCTCTTCTGCCAGGACATCGGCGATGGCGTATTCATCCCGAGTCATGCCCTTGGAAGCATGCACCGCGATCCGGCCACGCTGGTGGGTCTTCCACTGGCGGTTCTCGATGTCCTTGTGACCGTTCACGATCAGCCAAGCCCAGGGCTGGCGAATGGAGAGTGCTTTAAAAGTCATGTGTCCTCGTTTCGGATTTAGGATTTAGTGCTTCGTGCTTTCCCGAAATGGGTGTCCTCGGTGAGTGGGTTCGGAGGGAATTTTCAGCCCTCGGAATTTCCGCCCTGATCGTTGGAAATCGGGACGGGCGGTTCATCGGGCGCGGATGGGGGTGATCCCGCCTCAGAGACCCCGGCGAGGCCCGGCGAGGGGGTGTTTTTCGGGGTCTCACCATCATTCGATCCCGATTGGCTGAAATTCGGCGGTGGAACGTCTCCGATTTCTTTCCGGAGCCAGAGGGCGGCACCCTCAAGCTGCTGGATGGCGAGGGAGCGTTCGCGGGTCTTCGCATCGCTCCGGAAAAGTCGTAAGGCCAGCCCCTCGATTTCGGCGATCATGACCTGATCCTGAAGAAGAGTCTCTTTGGTGAAGGCAATCTGCCCATCCAGGGATTTCGCTTCCAATGCGGCAGCGTGAGCATCAGCCGGAAGTGTGGCGGGATGGTTGGCACGGTTGAAGGCCCGTGCGCGGCGGGAGTGGAAGCTGGCGAGGGCGTAGTGGAGTCCTTTGAGTGGGTTCATGGTAGTCTTGTTTCGAATTTAGAATTTAGTGCTTCGTGCTTTCTTCCCTCACCTCACGGCCGCCGTGGCCTGCTTGTAGAGTTCGAGCCGCGCCGGGGTCCAAAACTCGGGATCCTTGGCGGCGTGCAGGTGTTTGAAGAAGGATTCCAGGTTCAGCAGCGTGGTGCCGGGGGTGAACTGGATGGTTTCAATGAAGCCGGCGAAGGCCAGGCGCTTCAGGATGCGGGGGTTCATCATGCCCAGGCCCAGCACCTCGGTGGCGTTCTCGGTGAGGCGGAGAAGGGCGGGCCAGATCTTCACCTTCGCCACGAACTTCTGATCGCCGATCGATTCCATGGAGATGAAGCCATAGATCGGGCACTCGTGGCTGTCCGGCAGATCCGCCACCAGGAAGCCTGGGGCGACTTCCACGGCGCGGAGCTTGGTGCCGTTTGGCAGGTTGACTTCAGTGGTGATGGGCTGGGACATGGTCAGGCTTTCTTGGCGCGTTGCTTGTTATTCCGGCTCCACGTGGCTCCGCGACCTTCACGCGCGGCGATGCGATTCCGGATGGTGTAGAGGATCTGGCGCAGCTCGGTAGCGGTGAGGCTGTCCAGGCTGCGGCCCTTGCACTTCGACTTCGCGATGGCGATGACGTAGTTGGCGCAGATCAGGCCGCCCTTCTCGGTGACCTTGGCGGCGATGATGGGATCCCAGCCTTCCTTGCCGGGGCTGCACTTCGCCGCATGGGCGGTGAGTTCCTGGACGATCAGCGTGCGCTGGGTTTCCCGGTTCTCGTGGGTGTCATCCAGGGCACCGTGATCCTTCACGCGGCCCGTCTTCAGCTGATAATTGAAGGCCTGGTCATCGCGGCCAGCCAGGCAGAGGAAGTGGGCGAGGAGCGGACGGAAGTGCTGATTTCCGCAGTTCGTGAGGGACTCGATCCGCACGGCTCGGATCTGCTCTTTCCGACGCCAGGCGGTGACGCGGGCGGAGTCGGAGGCTCCCTCGGTCTCGATTAGGCCCAGACGATCCTGGTGATCGAAGGCCTCCCGTGCCACCTGGGAGATCCGCGCCTTTTGCAGCTTGGAGAGCCCGGTGCCGGAGGTGGCCCGCATCGGCTGGGGGGAGGCGGCCGTGCGGCGGTTGACGGCCTTCCGGCCAGTGTCATCAGGTGTCCTCTTGATGCTCATTTCAGTGACGGGTGATCGGTGATCGGTTAGAGGCGGAGATCCGGAAGCGTGCGCTTCTGGAGGTCGATCGGGCGGCTGCCCCACTTCCGGCGCTGGTGCTGCTTCTGGCGGCGGCGGCGTTCATTGGCACGGATGGCCAAGACCGAGATTCCGAGCGGCGCGAAGAAGGTGAAGAGACAGCTGAGGATTTCAGTGATCATGCGCCCTCCTCTCCATCTCGCACGGCGGCGGGATCCTTGGTTTCATCCCAGGCGATCTGGACGGTGCTCTTGGCGATGCCCGCCTTGTCCCGCTGGGTGGCAGCTTCCACTACCAGGGCGAAGGTCTCCGGATCCAGATTGGTGCGGGCCAGCTCACGCCAGGCCTTGCCATCTTTCCCGAGGCGCTTGAACCCGCGCTCTTCCTTGAAAAGAAGCGTGAGCTTTTCGCCGGTGAGTTCTGCCAGCCGCTGATGCAGCGGACCATCGAAGGGAAAGCTGGCCACGATAGCATCCGCCGTGAAGCGGACCGGCAGCACGTAGCGCGGGGAGCGCAGCAGGCACTGGCGGCCCTCGCGGCCTTCATCCTTCAGCGGGATGTGCTCGCCACGCTCAGCAGCGAGTTCCAGACGGGCCTCGATCTGCTTCAGCTCGGCGACCAGGGCAGCGAGCTGGCCCTTGATCTCCTTGCCGCGTTCAATGTCGGCGGCGATTTGTTCCGGTGTCATCTTGGTGTCGGAATGAGTAGGAGGTTAGAGACCGAGACGGCCCTTCAGGACGGCAATCCGGGAGTCGAAGGACTTCAGGGCACGGGGTTCAGCCTTCTGATGACGGCCACGAATCCGGATGAAGTCAGCGTAAAGCTTGTCCGCTACTTTCTGAGCGTGGAACGAAGCCTTGGCGGCCTTGTCGCGCTCGGTCTTGAAGTCCTTCGCCACCTTCCGGCGGTTGGCTTCCAGCTGTTTGATTTCCGCTTTCCAGACTTTGCGCTGGGCGGCCTCGGGTGATGTCTTTTTAGCAGGCATGGTGATGTTCGTTTGGGATTTGAGATTTAGGATTTCGGGCTTTCCGTCTTCAGCGGATCGATCTTCGCAGCGAGTTCATCCAGGCTCCGGGCGGCATCGCTCAGCACGTGGGTGAGGTTTTGCCTCATGGCAGCGGAGCTGGTCAGAGGGCTGGCGGGATCGCCGGAGATGCAGGATTCAATCGCGAACTCGATCAGGCCGAGGCGGCCCAGCAGATCGAGACCGTCCTTGAAATCGATGGGTGGGAGGGCAGTGTTCATCGGGTCTTCAGGGTGAGTTCGAGTTCGGCGGCTTTCTTCGCCACGACATCGGCGGTCAGCTCGACGGTGGCCTTGTTGAGGTGCTCTGCCATGCGGCGGAGGAAGGCGAAGCCCCCATGGAAACGGGCGGACGCGACGATGGCGGAAATGGCCTTTTCCCAGGCGACGGTCTTCAGGGCCTCCACCCGGCGAGGGAGGAACATGAGCACGTCATCCGCAGACGGCGGAGCCAGGCGCACCCGCTCGAACATCCGGTTGAAGATGACCTGCATGGCCTCTTCCCAGTACTTCGCGGCGAGCTTCTTCCAAAGCGTGTCGATGCAGGCCAGCAGCACCCAGGACTCGGTCTTGTTGAGGATCGTCTTGATCAGGTTCAGCATGGCGGCACCGCCGTGGTGGCCTTCATCGATCGCCAACATCAGGCGCTTTGACGACATGCGGCCCGTGATCATGCCCAGGCGCTCTGCCAGAGTGCGCGGCAGCTCGCCATCGCGGGCCTGCTGCTCGGTGTAGATGCCGAGGGCCACCAGGATGTCAGCGGTCATCGCCATGGGACTGGCCCAGGTCTCATTCGCTTCCACCACGAAGACCTGACCCGGAAAGCGGGAGGCGATCACGGAAATGGCCGAGGATTTCCCGGATCCGGTAGGGCCTTCCACCAGGATGAAGCGTTCCTTCCCCCGCTGGGAGAAGACACCGCCGGCAGCCTGGAAGACTTCAAAGGTGGGAGTCAGATCGGCGTAGAGTTCCTCACGGCCATCGATCCCGGTGGCGGACTCGATCTGAGCCCAGACACCCCGGTATTTTTGCAGCTGGGTATCGATCACCAGGCTGCTGGTATCGCCATCGCGGAGGCGGCGATAGGTCTTCGTGCTGCCAAGGCCCGGGAAATGGCGGACCATGGCCTCATCACTCAGCCGTGGGCTGGTGCGGTCCTGGTAGGCGCGGATGTTCTGCGCCAGCTGGAGAAGCTCGGAGGTGGATTCTTCCACGTGCTCCGGATGGGAGGCTTCCATGAAGGAGACGCTCATGTTAGAGGCCCCCCTTTCCATCCTTGGCGGCTTCCACGGCAAAGCGCTCCGCCGTGCCGATGTAGGGATGGATTCCCTCGGCGGTGGGCTGGAAGACGGTAGCCGTCTTCGGGAAGGCGCGGTTCACCATGACGGTGAAAGTGCGGCTGATCCCGTTGGTGGGGGCCACTTCCGGCAGCAGGTATTTCCAGATGCTGCGATCCGGCATGCGGACGTGCAGTTCCCGACCGACGAAGATGCCCTCGATCAGGATCGGGAGCGCATCCTGGACAGGTGCGGGGTAGGTGGAGGGATCCTCCTGGAGGCGGTGTCCCTGGTCTGCGGCTCCGGCGGTATGCGCGGAGGCCACGGCGGCGAGGCCCAGTGCGGCCTGCATCAGTGTCAGTTTCGATGTTTTCATAGGTGTGTCCTCAATGTCCCGAGCCGGTGGGCTCAGAAATGGTTCTTCGCGGCCGCTTCCAGGGCGGCCAGCTGGGCAGCGCGATCGCTGCCGAAAAGGGCATTGCCATCCCCGGCCAGCTCCGGCCGGGTGGCGGCGAGCCCCACGCGACCCGCTGGCGCGGGCGTAGCCGAGGGGCGGGCCGGAGTCGTGGGGCGCTCGATCGGCGGCAGCGTGCCGGCCGTGGCGGCGCGGCCGGAGCCATCCATGGCCACGATCTCGCGGCGACCAGGTGCACCGGATTTCACGGCGCGGAACTCGGTGGCGGCGGCAGCGGAGGCGGCGCGGCGGAGATCGAGCGTGCCGTGGCGCTTTCCAGAGAGATTGATCTGCGGAGCCAGCTCGACGTGCGGAGCGGAGGCCAGCAGGCACTGGCCCATGGACCAGCCGTTGCGATTGCGCGGGGAGCGATCGGCATTGGCGATGTAGGCTCCCGCCGAGGGATCGAGCGGGTCACAGGCCACCAGGACGGCATGGCCGTTTTCCAGGGAAAGCCCGTCGATCCCATTCACGCAGAAAGTCATCTCCGGCCAGCCTCCGCCGGGGTTCACGCGGACCATGCCGCCAGCGATCACGCGGCGCTGTTTCACAGGCAGCAGACGCCAGGCTTCATTCATGGGAAGGGGGGTGGTGTTCCAGCCATGGCGGGCCACCAGGTCATCGGCGCTCACCCGCTCATTCAGGGCCTTTCGCTCACGCGGGCGGCTGTTCATGATCCGGGCGGCTTCCTCGTGGGCAGCAGCACACTCGCCTTGCTCCCAGAATCCCAGGGCACGCGGATCCGGACGGGAGGCGGCGTTCTTCGCCTGGCGCCACGCCTTGGCGCTTTCCTCGAACTCGCCGGCGTAGCGGCCCACGTCGCGGCCGGAGTGGGCCAGCCAGTTTTGCAGCGGGTTGAAGCTGCCTTCCAGGGTGCCCTTGCCCTTGGATTTCCACACGTGTTCGATGTGGCAAAAGTGGTCGAGGGCACCCCACGGCAGGGTAAGGCCCTCGACAGCTAGGCCGTGAATGTAGGAAGAATCCCAAGATCCCCGCTCCAGGCGGAGGAAGCGCGGCACGCCATGGGCGCGGAAGAGTCGGCCGATGAAACGGACGATGTCTTCGCCACGATAGGCATCCCGCTCGCGACCAATCAGGTCAAAGCCGAGCCAGCCCGCACCACCGACATCCATGCCGGCGAGGATCTGGCGGCCCAGTTCCAGCTCGCCCGTTTCCGGGTTCAGGAAGGTGTAGGGCTGATTGCAGGAATAGTCGTCCAGCTCCCAGAGTTCACCGGGCAGAAGGTTGTGCATCTCTCCGGCCTCATCCATCCAGAGCAAGCCACGGCGGGTGACCATTTCGGTCTCCATGGTGGCCTTTTTGCCCCGGAAGCGGGCCCGCTCATCCTCGGTGACATGGAAGGCGCGGCACACCGAAGTGGGCCAGCTGGGGGACTTGCCAGATTCCAGGGCGCGTTCCTCGATCTTCCGCAGCGCGGCGACCGATTCAGCGGAAGCACCCGGATCCTGGCAGTAAAAGTGGATGGCGATGTCCAGGCTGGCCTTCGTAAGGCGGTGCCAGCGGGCGATCGCCAGATCAGATTCGGTGAACTCCGCAGAAGCCGGGCGGCCCGTGGGCTTTCCAGGGGTGAAGGCCTCCCATGCGTCGCCGCCCGCTTTCTCCAGATCCCGATTCCAGCGTGAGAAGCTGGCAGACGATACACCCGCAGCGGCACAGGCAGCGTTCTGCGAAAGGCCAGCGGCCATCGCGGAGCGCACCCGGTTCACCAGGGCGGATTTCTCAACGGGAGATAGAGAAGAGGGTTTCATTGAGCGGCGAGGCCTTTGCGAAGGTGGCGACGATCTGCCTGCTGGTTCTTCCAGCGGTTGACGGTGGGTTGAGGCACGCGGACTCGGCCACAGGCCCGGCGCTCGGAGTAGCCGTGGCCAACGAGCCGATAGACAGAGGCCAGGATTTCCAGCCGCTCCGATGCCGTGTAAGTCTTGCGGTCCATGGCTTCAGGACTTGTTCAGGCCGAGCGCCTGGCGGACGGATGACGGCATGCTGGTCAAGAGGTCGCGGAGGGAAGAGACCATGCATTCCTGCTTGTCCTCTGGGATCGCATCCCACTTCGTGAACCCGTTCTTCAGCGTCGTGATCACACGCGGGATCAGTACGGCATAGTCAGGATCGGCCCGCTTGTTTCCAAGTGTGGCGAGGCGGCCGGTGATGCCCCGACGTGCTTGGCACCAGTCCAGTTCACCGCTCAGAACACGGGGTTCCCATTCATCCTGAAGCGAAGGATCCTTAGCGAATTCCTCGTAGCACTTCCGCTTGGCTTCGGCTTCGGCTTCATCCTGGCGAAACTCTCTGACAGCGCCGAGAAGAGCGCGGATCGAATCCTTTCCCTCTACGATCGCGTGAATTTCAGGTGGGGATTCAAAAGCGAACCGCGGTTCGTATTTGATGCCGGTCACTTTGAGGAGCTCATCAACCGTCGATTTCGCGCTTTGCAGACGGCGGGGGCTTAGATCGTTGAGATGCTCACCACACCAAGCCAGGAAAGCTCCATGAGGAAGGCGCGACTTCACATCAATCAGTCTGAAGCCCATGCGGACAAATGCATGGACCCCCGTAGTGACGATCAGATAATCGGTGCGGATAGCAGCCGCCTCCTCTTTGCCAGGAAGATCGACAATCTCAACCGGGGCTGTGAGAAGTGCGGACTCAGACACTCGCCACCTCCTTTCCGAAGGTCGAATCAAGCAAATCGATCGCTACCCACAGCTTGTGGGACTGAGCAATCAAAGCGCGCTTCTCAGCTCCGCTATGGAGACGGATCAGAAGATCACACATGAGAGCCTTGGAACTAAGTCCCACAAGCAGATCGTAAGGATTCACTGTCCCACCTCCTTTTTGGCCAAGGCTTCCGCCTCGGCGATGTTCTCATAGGACATCCGGGCCTTGACGATCAGGATGGCATGGTCAATGCCCGCCGCCTGGCCACGGTTGAAGGGGCTGTCCGTCTTGGTGCCGTGCTTCAGCACCAGCAGATCCTTGAGTATCTGGATCATGGTGCCACCTCCTGCTGCTGGGCCTTCAGCTCGCGATAGCGGGCAGTCAGGCTTTTGCTGGTCCGCTCGCCAGTGAGCACGCGGAAGAGATGCGTGCGGTCACACTTCAGGGCCTCCGCGTCGGCAGTGATCCCGGGAAACTGGATACCGCGCAATTTGCGCGATCGCTTTCCGGGCTTGGCTTTGAATCGTTTGGTGTCCATCTTTCGTCGCGTGCAACATCACGCTTGCGGCAAAAGAATCACGCAACGCATAAAATGACAACAGAAAAATCACGCAACGCGGATAATTTCGCAGATCGATTGCGTGAAGCCATGGAGCTTCGAAAAATCACCCAATCTGAGCTGGCAAGGGATCTAGGCACTGCTTGGAGCACAGTCGCGCGCTGGTTGGAAGGGTCAGTTCCGAGACGAAAGACACTTCTCGAAATTTCTGAAACGCTCAGCGTTGCGTCACGCTGGTTGGAGGAAGGAGAAGGGCCGATGGAGAAGCCAGGCTGGGGCCAAGAAAGCAGTTCCCTTAAAGAACCTGAAGTTTCCTATGGGTCTAAAACGAAAGCGACTTTGGAACAGGAGGCTGCTGAGCAAGATGCCATCGCTAGATCTGCCAAAGGAATCGGCCTCGGGCTTGATGCCGAGCTGAGCGTGGCCCTGACTGATATCCGCATTCGACTTCAACAGCTTCACCTAGCCAGCAAGCAAACGAGAGCCCGCTACATCGCGGAATGCCACCAGCAAATCGACCGCTATGCCGCCAGCGTGGCGGAGAAATTCAAAGATTAAAACTCATCCTTGAATCCTTTAGGGAAATTGACTCAAAAGCGTTATGGGACAACGATCAAAACTCATCAAAGAAGCAGCAGGAAGCTACCTCGCCAAAAGTCTTCAGCCTGGTGAAATCATTCTTCGGGTTGGTCGAATGAATGGGGCATTCATGATTGCCCCAACGATCTTCACTCTTGTCGCGATCATCGCGATGGCCTACCTGGTGTTCGCCCTGGATCTGACTGCATTGGGACCTGTAGCATGGATCACACTGGTATTGCCTCTTACCTACTTTTTGCAGAGATTCATTCTATTTTCTACGTCAGAAGCTGCCCTCACCAACCGGCGAGTTCTTGTCAAAAAGGGTGGTATCGCGACTTCTATTTCTGAAGTGCTACTGATGCAGGTGGAATCCGTAACCATTGAGCAGTCGTTCTTTGGAAAGATCTTTTCTTTTGGAACGCTGAAAGTCCGTGGAACTGGTGGCGCAGTTGTCGATGCTCCGGCGCTTGTCGATTTCATGGGGTTCCGGGCAGCCATTCAGAATGCCAGCAATCGTAACTGAATTTTCCCATGATCAAGCCTACTCTCGCACCACCCGCTGCCAAACGAAAGCACCGCATCATTACTCCTGGCTTCGCCTGCATCATGCTGCTGATGTTTTGTGGCATCGGCGCGGTGGTGTGGGTGGCTGTGATGTCGAGAGATTACGTGCCCGAGCACAATTCGAAAATTGAGGACGTGAGCCAGGCATTTTCCAGTCATGGAGTGATCGTGGAGAAGTCCAGGGATGGAAGTACGGTTAACCTCGTGATCCCAATCGATCAGGCCATGGTCATCACGGAACGTGAGGCAAACGAGCTGGCTCTGAACACTCGATCTAGGCTCGGCAGCTGGGCAATCGTAAAAGTGAAAAGTCCGGCGGGCCAGACTCTCGGATCTGCGCCCTGATCTGGTCCCCGCGTTTTCCCCCCATAGCCCCCATCCCCCCCCATGCGTGAGCGTGCGGGGGTTTTTTGTTCCTAGCGTGGCGGTGCATGCTGCCCACCGCGCCCTTCCTTCTCGCTGCTGCTGATGCTGTCTCCACCGGTCCTCTTCCGGCGAACACTGTCTGGGTAGGATTACTAGCCCTCGGATGTTACTCCATCCTGCTCGCTGCGGATAAGGCGATCTCGATTTGGAAGAATGTCAAAAAAACGCCAGCCGATCACGAGACCTACGCCACAAAATCCGAGATGCGTGAATTCGAGTCCCGCGTGGAAGGGAAGCTGAACCGCATGGATGGCTCCATCGCCACTCGCTTGGAACGGATGGAAAACACGATCGGGGCCGAGCTTCGCAGCATCCACCGCAGCCTCGGCCGCCTCGAAGGCCATAACGAAGAAGGCTAACCCTTTTCCCCAATGGCACATCAGGACACATCAGACATCGCGGAGATCCGCCGCACCGTTCGCGGCTACCTCGCCGAGCGCCCATCCGTCGCACAGTCGCCAGAGACCATCGCGGCCCGGCTGAAGCGTGAACATGGATTCACCGAGGATGAAGTGTCCGCCGCCTGCGTGGTGCTCACTGCCCTCCGCCACCTTTCCGAGACTACCGATCCGCTCGGTGGCTCCATCCGTTACTACCGCGCCACGGCTGAAGGCATCCTCGCCCATGAAGCCGGGTTCTGAAGTTCCAAGTTCCAACAACCAAGTTCCAATGAAGACTCCACTCCTCAAATTCCTCGCTGGTCTCGCCGCCCTCGGTTCCACCCTCGGCGTCCTGGACCTTTCCAAGGTCACCAACATCCTCCCTCCGAAGGTGGCCTTCTGGGTGGCCCTTCTGCCACCGATCGGCGCGGCCATCGTCCATTTCGCCCTGGCATGGGGAGACAACCTGGATGACGGCCAAGCCAATGATTCCTTCAAGGTGAAGTGCTCGGCCCTCGTCCTCCTCGGTGCGATCTTCATCGCCCTGGCATGCACCAGCTGCCAGGTGCCGCTCTCCATCTCCCTGGCGGATGCCCGCTCCGGTATCGCCGGCACGTACAGCAGCAAGGGCGGTCTGGGCCTTTCCTACACCCGCCCGATCCAAGCGACGAAATGAATCCCTTCGCCTGGATCGCGAACCTTTTCCGCAAGGAAACGAGCGGAAGCATTGGTGGGGCCGTGTCCTCCCCTGCGAGTGCTTCCGCTCGATCCTCTTCCACTCTCATGCAAAATCTCCCCTACGACATCGCCAAGCAATACCTCGGCCAATCGGAAATTCCCGGCGTGAAGGACAATCCCTTCATCCTCCGCGTGCTTCGTGCCTTGGACAGCTCGATCCGCTCTGAGGAAACCGCCTGGTGCTCTGCTTTCGTGAACTTCTGCGCCCGTGAGGCCGGATACGAATCGACCGGGAAACTCAATGCCCGGTCCTGGTTGACCGTGGGCGACAAGATCCCGCTCGAACTCGCGAAGCTCGGCGACGTCGTCATCCTCTGGCGCGGAATTAAGGACGGCTGGATGGGCCACGTGGCCTTCCTCGATCACTACAACGCCAAGCGCGGCCTCCTCTATCTCCTCGGCGGCAATCAGTCCGATGCCGTGAACATCAGCAGCTACGGCACTGATCGCCTGCTTGGCATCCGCCGCCTCCGCTCGCTCGATCGCCTGCAAGGGAACACCAGCCGACAGGTCTGAAGTTCCAAGTTCCAATCACCAAGTTCCAACCCGAAGACCTATCATGAGCTACTTCCTTCCTCCCGCACCGATTGAACCAAAGCGCCTCTACTATCTGCCGAGCCGCGAACGCTTCGGCCTGAACCAACGCCAGAAGCGCAAGCGTGCCCGCCACGCCGCTGCTGGGATGAAGAACGCCTTCGCCTGATCTTCGTCATTCGGAAATTCGTCCTTCGTCATTTCCTGTGAAGCACCTCTCGACCATCGCCCTGATCCTCTTCCTGCTGCTCATCTCCGGCGTGGCCGGATGGCTGATGCACGGGGTCTGGTCTTGGCTCCCGATGCCTCTCCCACCGGTGGCGATGCAGTTCATCGCCGCCGCGTGGTTCGGCGGGGTCTTCTTCGGCGTCATCCAATACGCCAAGCATCGCCTCCATCCGGATCACTGATCACCGATCACCCGGCACCCTTTTCCAATGTCCACACGCACCCGCCAAGGCAAGATCGCCCGCCTCCCTCACCACCTTCGTGAGGAAGTGAACCGGCGCTTGCTCGACGGACAGACCAGCAAGCAGATCCTCACTTGGCTGAACAAGAACCCGGATGCCAAGTCAGTCTGGGAAGCACACTTCGAAGGCGCGGAAGCCACTGCTCAGAACCTCTCCGAATGGCGTGCCGGCGGCTATCGGGATTGGACCGGCCGCCGCGAAAAAGCGGATGCCCTCAAGACCCTTTCCGCCTTCGCCCGTGATCTCGCCGAGGCCTCCGGCGGCACGCTGGCCGATGGTGCCGCTGCCATCCTCGGTGGCCACATCCTCGAAGCCCTGGAAGAAAGCGCCAACCTCGTGGTGACCGGCGGCAGCGACGATGCCGAGAAGGATCCCAACGATGGCCTGGTGAAAATGGCCCAGGCCGTGGCCTCCCTGCAAAAGGGCAGCGTGGCCCGTGACAAGCTGAACCTGGACAAGCGGAAGACCGATCAGAAGGACCGCCAGCTTCAGCTCGATCGCGAAAAGTTCGAGGCCCAGACCGTGGCCAAGTTCCTCGAATGGGCGAAGTCTCCCGAGGCCATCGCCATCCTGGATTCCGGGAAGCCGAAACACGTCCAGATGGATGCCCTTCGCGCCCTCATGTTCGGACCTGAAAAGGAGGGAGCGAAGTGAGCCAGCCCCTCGTCAATCTCCGCGCCTATCAGCAGGAAGCCTTCCGCCACCCGGCGGGCCTTCTGGCCTGGCTCTATCGCCGCCAGTCTGGAAAGTCATACGGCCTCGGCGTGACGGCGCTCGATTGGATGATGGAATCCGTCTGCACCGTGGTCTTCGCCTCTGCCGCGCTTCGCCTCGGGATGGAAAACATCCTGAAGGAAGCCGAGATCTGGCGACAGGTCACCGGCCAGCTGCGCGAAGCGGCCAAGGCCGCCGGCTACTCCCTCACCAGCTCCGCCGATGACAACAAGGGCCAGCTGCTCGACGTCGATGCCATTGCCGATCTTTTCGAGCACCAGAAGCTGGAAACGAAGCTCTGGCATTCCCGCACCACTTACTCGCGATCGATGGTGGTCGCCCCGAATCCAGACACCGCAGTGGGATGGACCGGTCACGTGATCCTGGATGAAGTGGGCCGCATGCCGGAATTCCAGGAAGTCTTCGAAGCGATGGAACCCATCGTTTCCTCTTCCTCCAAGTATCGGGTCCGCATGGCCACCACGCCGCCACCGGATGATGGCCACTACTCCTACGAGCTGCTGGCCCCGCCACCCGAGCTGGAAGGCACCTTCCCGGTCAACCCTCGTGGCAACTGGTACACCAGCCGCCTCGGCATCCTGGTGCATCGTGTGGACGCCTGGGACGGCGATGCCGCCGGTGTGCCTCTCTACGATCTGAAGTCCCGGGAAAAGCTCACCCCGGAAGAGCACCGCGCCCGCTCAGTCGATAAGACCGCCTGGGATCGGAACTACGGCATCAAGTTCATCAAGGGAGGCACCACCGCGCTTTCCCTCGCCGCCCTCACTCACGCCCAGATCGCCGGCCAGCACGAAGGCACCGGCATCCACATCACCGAGTCACTGACCGCTGCATGAAATTCTTCCTCGGCTTCTTCTCCACTCCAGATCGCTTCTCGATCCTGCCCGCCCTCACGCTCCGCGTGATGCGTTGCGAGGATCCGAACTGCGGGGCCATCCACGGCTACGAACTCGGCCTTCATTGGGCCGAGTGGGGCATTGGTGGGGGAGTCGAGTTTCACCCCGACGAACCCGACATCGAATTCTAACCGTCGTCATTCGGAAATTCCTCATTCGTCATTTCCTCTCCCATGACTCCCCGCGCCGCCATTCCTTCCAGCTGGGCAGACCGTCTCACCGATGGTCCGATCTCGCTTGGGCAGGACTTGGCGACGACTGAGCGCGGAACCTCGAACCCCTCGGGCCTCGCTGTCCAGCAGCGTGTCGGCCGCCAGGTGATGACGCGGCTGATGGTGTCCTGGAAGACCGCCGATCCCTCGGTGACCCGCCAGGTGCTCGCCGCTGTCCTGGATGACATCGAAGCGAAGCGGATGAAGCCGCGGCGCTTGGTGGTGGATGCCTCGAATGAAAAGTTCTTCGCCTCCGATCTGCGGAAACAATTCGGCGGTCGCGTGGCCGTCGAGCTGATCGGCGGAAACAACAAGATCAAGTTCCGTGGCGAGGATCTGGATGCCAAGACCCTGCTCGGGAATCTCTACGTTTCCGCCATTGAAGACGGCTTCCTGCTGCTGCCCGCCGGTGAGTGGATCATGCTTGATCATCGCCTGGTCAAACGGGAGGCCGGTGGCTTCCAGACCGATACCGGCCCGAATGGTGAGCACGGCGATACCTTCGATGCCGGAAAGCTCGCCTACTACGGCCTGCAATCCACCTCGGGCACCGTCCGCGCCGAGGCCCTGCAGGTCGGCAACTTCGGAGGGATGAACTCCGACTCCAAGCGGCCCGTTTTCACCGATCCCTGGATGGATGGGATCGCCCGTCAAAACCTTGAGGAAATGTCCTCGCACCTCGCATGAAAATTCCCCTTCCGAAATGGGTCTACGCCCTCTTGCCAACGACGACGAAGGTTGTCGTGGATGACGCACGTTTCGAAACGCCCGCCATCGCCCACACGCTGGATGCTGATCGGCTCAGCTCCATCCTTCGCAGCGCCGAGGGTGGAAACATGGAAGACTATTTCGGCCTCTGCCGTGATGTCATCGGTGGCCACACCCACGCCCAGGCGGAGTTCGGAAAGCGGAAGCTGGCGGTGATCGGGAAGGACGCTGTCTTTTCGCCCGATGATGAAAACCGGCCCGCCGCCGTGGCCCTCGCCGAGGAGATCGAGCGACAGGTGACCCAGCTTCCGAACTGGATGGACATCGAGCTCCACCTTCTCGACTCGACCCTTTACCCGCTTTCGATCGTTGAGAAAATCTATCGCCCTTCGGATCGTCCCGGCGTGCGCTACGAACTCGCCGAGCTGCGGGCCGTGCCCTATCGCCTGATCGACTACACCACCGGCCGCCTGATGCTCTGGGATGTCGATGATCAGGGCCAGCGCCTCGCGACTCGTCATTGCCCGGATCCCACTCGCTACATCATCCACCGTGGCCACGCCCTCACCAGCCTCCCGGACACTTGGGGCGGCCCGATGCGTGCCGTGTTGTTCTGGTACTTCTTCAGCGTGGCGGATCGCTCATGGTGGGCTCGCTTCCTCGATCGCTTCGGCGCGCCCTTCATGGAGGCCAGCTATGACGAGTCCGACGATGCTGCCCGCCTGACCCTTTCCCGGGCCTTCAGTGCCGCCACGAAGCTCTTCGGCATCGCCGTGCCGAAGTCCGTCGAGCTGAAGATGCACCAGGCCAACAGCAGCCAGGGAGGCGATGCCTTTGAAAAGTTCCATGCCGTCGCGAATCAGGAAATGTCGAAGGCCATCGTCGGCCAGACCCTTTCCGCAACCGGCCAGAACCTTGGCCTCGGTGGTGGCCAGGCCGCCGTGCAGGAAAACGTCCGGGATGACATCCGGGAGTTCGATAGCAAGCGCCTTGCCCACACGCTGAAGACTCAGCTCTTCGTGCCGATCTGCCAGATGAACGGCTGGTTTGAAAAGCCGCCGGAGATCCAATGGGGTGGCGAGTCCTCCGATGATCTCGCAATCACGAGCGACTTCCTGACTGCTCTGGCCCCTGCTGGCCTCCAGATCACAGACGAATGGATCAAGATCCTTTCGAAGCGCTCCGGCCTGCCCTTGGAACGCATGGCGGCCGGTGCCCCGCCACTGACCGGCCTGCCCCTGGCCGCCGGCGTGCCGCGCCTCCGCGATCTGAAGACCAGCGCCGAGCTGCGCACCGATCGCCTCCGCGATGCCAACGATGCCATCGCCCGATCCGGCGCGGAAGAGTTCGCCCAGGCCATGCACGATTCCCTGGCACCGGTCCGCTCGATCCTCGCAGCCTCATCCTCCATGGATGACTTCGAACGCCGCCTCCGGGATGAATTCCCCGGCATTCCCTCCCGCAAGGCCGCCGAGATCCTCGCCGCCGCCATGATTTCCAACGCCGCCAACGCTATCCTCGAATTCCCAACCCCTGCACAATCATGATCCCCGCCGATCCCGTCTTTGCCTCCAAGGTGACCATCGCCAACGGTGCCACCGCCTCTTCCGCTGCCATTTCCCAGGGCTATGGCCTGGTTGGCATCGCCACGCCCGCCGCCCTCACCAGCACCACCACCGGATTGGAGCTTTCCTTCGATCAGGGTGCCACCTGGCTGCCCGTGAAGGATCAGGATGGGAATGCGATCGCCATCGCCCTGGGAACCAGCCGCTACGTGGCCCTCTCCCTCGCTGGCATGCCCGGTCTCCCCGGCCAGATCCGCCTCGCCGCCGGCAGCGCCGAAGGCGGAGACCGCACCCTCACCCTTTTCTTCCGTCAACTCCACTGATCCATGAATCCACTGCTTGGAATGATGGGGCAGCAAGACGTATCACGTCTGGCTCTTTGGTCCCTGGATGCCACCCGCGATTTCAGCGGCGTGGGGGACGGTTCTTCCGTTTCCCAGTGGTCAGGCCGGGGCATCACTTCCAGCACACAGAGCACCAGTGCTGCCCGTCCAACCTATTCAGGACAGGCGGTGACCTTCGATGGCGGCGATTTCCTCTCATTCCCCATGTGGACCGGTGGAATCGGAACCTCTTGGACGCTGACCGCTCTGATCAAATTTGACGCCGGGCTTGCAAATTATCAGACCTTCTGGGGAACGAATGGTCGCGTGCTGGAAACCTACTGGTTCAACCATGGGGCGTGGTGCATCAATGGGACCGGGACCGAGGCCGTGCTGATCACGGACAAGAACTCCTACACAACCCCGAATTCCAACTGGCGGCGTCTCATCATCACCAGCAATGGAACAACAACGACCGTCTATCTCGATGGCGTGGTTTTGCAGCAAACGCTGGCCATGGGGGTTGTTACCTCGCTTTCAGGTAGCTGGAGAATCGGGAAATCAAGTGACGGCGCAACCCCGGCAAAGTTCACGCTTCGTTACATGTCGTTCTATCCCCGAGTTCTCAATGCCGGGGAGATCAATCGGCTCAAAGTCTTCCTACGTTCCAAAAAGAAAGCTGAGGCTCCATCAACAACGGCATTGATCGGTGGAGGCCAAAGCAACTGGGTTTACTCCCATCGGAATACCGATCCAATCTTGGCCGCCGGAATTTCCAACCCGACGTTCGCCAACCACGGGGGTGTTGGCGGGACGCCGCTGTATTACTGGTGGCGCTTCAAGAACAATGACTCGGCCCAAGGTATGGAAGTCTGCCCGGTATTCGATGTTTCCGGCGCGACCCCAGGCAGCGCCGCCAGCTTCCAGGTCGGAAAATTTCAGGGACAGGCGACTCTCGACTATTGGGATTCGGCGATGGACGCGATCGTGGATAACACGCGCGCCGACACCTTCATCCGCTGGATCGAGGGTGAGACTATGTCAGGCGATAGCCGCGACATGTGGCTGCCAAACAATAGCTCGAATTGGAACTCGGTCCCGACCGATCCCTACTGGAATGCCGACAACTACGGCACGCTCGCGGCGGGATGGAATGCCTACCTGCGCGGTCGATACGGCTCCGGGGCTTACATGCTCTATCATTTCATCTCCCTGGCCTATGATCCCGGAGCGGTGACTACTGAAGGCATGGCGCGGCGGAACTGGAATGTCCGCCAGGCAATGCGCTCCGATCCCAAATGGCTTGCCAATGACATCACCGATTTCCCCCGGGAACCTGACAATATCCACCTAACCAACACGGATTCATCCGGTGGTGGCGGAACCCCGAATAGCGGTAGCGAAGCGCTGGGGCGTGCTCAGTTGCGCCTGATCAATGCAGCGGCCAAGCTCTCGACTCTTGGCTACGAGGCTCGAATGCTGGCCATGCGGGCGATCGACGTGGGCTCCGAACTGACGAATGCGCAGATGGATGCCTGCACGACTTTTGCGGCCTCCACTGGATATTCGGACATCTACTCGCTGGTGATCCCGGTGCTGCCTGCCACCAACACTGCATTCGATCGGCCTCGGGCTCGCCGCTGCAACCTCATGGTGCATGCAAAGGCCCGCTACAACACGAAGTTCGTGACCTCGGCTCCTGCCAATACGACGGTCCTTTGTGGTGTGGGGGCCAACACTTCTGCGATTTCTACGGCGGTCACAGCGTTGCTGACAGCGTGGGGTCTCAGTGACACGGTCACTGTCACCGCCGATCTTCCTCCGTTCAGCATGGCGACCTACGGACCGGTGCTGTCACTTGATGCCTCAGTCACCTCGTCGCTCCTTGATGCGGCCGATGCTCCGGCCGCAGATGCGGCGGCAATCAAAACTTGGCAGGATCAGTCTGGAAACAACCGGCATGCCACCCAATCATCCTCGACGTTGCGGCCAGTTCGTCGCGCTGCGGATGGTTCCGTCCGATTTGATGGATCCAATGACTACCTCTCAGCGGTGTTTCCAAATATCGGCAACCAGTTCACTGTCATCTTTGTCGGCAGCCGGGTTGGCGGCACCAATTATTCGACCGTCTTCGCCTTCGACACGAACATGCTTTGTGGATGGTATGGGGGAACGAATTTCACGTTGATGAACAACACCTACAGGGAGTTTTCAATTCCGGCTCCTGGTTCCAAAAAGGTGCATATCGCTCGATTTGACCCCACTGACGGAGGATTATGGGTCAACAGCACTCGATATTTCACCGGCGGCACCGGTAGCGTCACACGCACCACTCCAACGGGCCAGATCGGCGCTCGCGTCGGGGCAATTCCAGCGAACATGGATCTGTGCGAAATTTATGTGATCAACCGAGCTATCAGTGATGCGGAGGTCGCCGAAATCTACACCGGCCTCATGGCCAAGCATAGTCTGTGACCCTTTTTGCCAGTTGATCTGCTGAATTCGTTCGACCCGTTTCAGAGTTTCGCTGCCAGTGTTTCACAGTTTCTGGATCCGAGATCATCTATTTCCCCCGAACCTAGCCTATTCCAAGGCTTCCCGATCTAATCCGACTGTTTCAAGCCTTTCGCGGGTTCTCAC